ATAGAAATTCAAGTACCATGAAGATAGATAAAACACTACATAAAATCATAGTATGGGTCTTTGAGTACATTATAGACCTCTTATTACTCATACCTGTTACTATGGGTATTATTAAGCTTATTCCTTACATACATTCCTTATATAGTTTCTTTACTATATATATTACTTTGAGTGCGTTGAGAATTGCTTTGCTTGAGTACAAGAGATACTGCCAGGAGGACATAAATAACACTACCGGTTTGATCAAGTCTGAAAAGCTTACTGAATCAATTATAATGATCATTATATCTAAGATCATTCTAATATTGAAATTTATAGTTGCCTTTGGTATACTATTCATAATAAAGAAATTGCTAGGTTAAGCAACTACCTAGTGTATTTTCATAGTGTATATAATTTTTTGATTTACAAGTTGCAATTATATCAGCAGTATTATTACTCTCTCTTTATAGCGTAGGAGAAAGTGATATACTGCCTGATGTACTAAAATTTAAGCTTATGTTTTTTGAAGACGCACAAGATATGATGGATTTGTATAGTATAGATCCTTCATTAACTTGCACATGTGATGAATTTCATATTTGTCAACAGTGTACAGAAGAAGTTAGTGATAACTAAACTTACTCTTGTCCAATGCAGGTAAATCGGGTTAGACCGTATATGTCAACATGCACTTCAAGGATTGCAACCTTGCAAGAGTTCTAATAACATGCATATAAGATATATAGTTTCTTGTTATTAAAAATCAATGGTGATACGGAAGAGTTGTACATGCTCTTCCATATTACTTTACACATAGAAAATCAATTAGCGTTGTAATACTTAGAGGAATATAATGCTACTTAATACATAGAACATTAATTAAAACAAAATAAAAATGTCAAACAGTACAGAAAAATTAGCACAGGAGATCAATGATAACAAGGTTAACGTTGATAAGAAAACATTTATTAAAACAGATAAGGAGAAAGAGTTATTGAAAAAGATGAAAGCTTCTTATAAGAAAAAAACTATTAAGTAATGACTAAGGAGTGGATATTATATAGAAGAAAGAACACTGTTGTAAGTTTTGGCTTTCATCTTGGTGTGTTGTTTGGTTTTACATCTACAGTAAAACGTGACATTGATATGTACATCAGTGTATTGTGTTTTGCTATACATATTGAATTAGTAGGAAAAGGTATAAAGTAATACTACTTTATTTTCTTTGTTTTAAATAGGGTTATAATTTAACCCTATTTTTTTTATGTACTTCGTATAAGGAAAATCAATTAACTATTAATAAGAGAAAACAAATGTTATGAAAATAGAGATATCAAATAATGAAATGGCTCAGAGGTTGAAGTCGTTATTTAAAGAAGAGTATCAAGATGATATTGTTGAAGTGTTACTAGGTGCCTTGGAGGATAATGAGCATGCATTGTCTACATTATTTAAAAGATCACTTGGTATTATACCTAAACTAGAATATAAAATTAATAATGAAATTCTAGTTAGAGCATATGATTTGGATAGTTGGAAATTTGATAGAGAGAAAACTGAAGAATCAGAATATGCCTCTAAAGGTTATGTTATTTGTAAGATCACTAGTACAAATAAATATGCATTCAAACAGTATGGTGTTACTTTTACAGCATTAGATGATCAAGGCAAAAGAGTTGTACTGAAAACTAGTGTAAATGAAAGTTGTGTGCAAGGATTTTATGAAAGCTTATAAAATATTTTGATGAATTCAAAATTAATAAGATAAATATTATATATTTGTAGTGAAAAATATATAATATGTTATGCAGTATCAGTTACCTAATGGAAAAGTAATTTATATGTCGGTGGAGGAATACCTTTCACTAAGTGACCAGGAACTGAATGAAATTGCTAGCAGTGGTTACTGTCAGGATGAAGCTAATTATAAATCATATGCTTCTGGTAGTAGTCGTATTAAAAAATCTAAAGTAGAAGAGGAAGAGGTAGATAATAGTTTGGATTATAAGCCTGAATATGATGATGATTATGATGCTACTGGTCCTATTGACTATGATAATCTAGATTAATCAACCGGAAATATTCACTCTTCTTTCAAATAAAAGAATCTTTGTTAAAATAATATTGAGGATTGTACTGTAAAAGGTCATTCTCTATGTGGTTATGGGTTACTGTTTTACAGTAGCCTTTTTTTATATGTTTAATTTAAAATTTAAAGTTATGGACAGTAAAGTTAAAGTTTGTTGTAATGATGAAGGACAAGTAATCATTCAAAGTAAGAAGAATCCTGAGTATGGACATATTCAGATTGAACAGTATGTTATGGAAGTTGATGAGGGAGGTTTTGCTAGACGTAAAAAACGTACAGCATTAATTCCTGGTAAGGTACAAGACTTAAAAGGGTTTGGTTGGAAAGCTAATCAAGAAGTGTCTGGGCAGATTATTGCTAAAGAATCTTTAATACCTTTTAATCCTAAATCACCTGACTATGATATCAAAGTAGCAGGTGCTTCTGGTATAGTTTGTACATTAGAAGGACAGACTATTTATAGAAAGACATTCTACAGCATGCATCCTGATGCAAAAGATGTTTTATTAAAACATGATAATGAAGCTGAAATACAAGCTGCTTATCAGGAAATAAAACAGCATATAGAGGATCATAACGTAGGAGAAGATTTCTCATTATAATTCAAGAGTGCCTACTCATTCACACTGGGTAGGCATTTTAATATTCACATTTAAAAATTTTTGTACTATGAGTAGAGTAGATTTAAAACAGCATCAAGATTTAGAATACAAGGGTGTATTCTCAGATTTTCAAACATTTGGTAATACCTTCAAAGGTAAAAGGTATTTCAATAATGAAGAACAAACTGTTATGTCTTATGAGAAAGACGTATACAGTGAAAGGCAAAACTTTCTGTTTAGAAAAGCATTGAAAGGTTTGCATGCATATGATCTTAAGGAGGTAAAGAAAATGCGTCCAGATCAGATACAGAGAATAAAGAAAGTAAATGCAAAAGCATTATCAGAGATAAACATTCTCAAACAGGAAAAGCTTATTGAGTTTACTAATGCAATATTTAGTATCTTTCATAACAGCCCTTTTGCTAAAGGTATTGTAGAAGAATTCAGTGAGCCTCACAATAGATTTAGATGTGAAACCTCTTGGAAAGAATTAGGTATTACAAAAGCTATGGTAATAGAAAGACTTGTGGACAAGAAAATATTACCGCATGAAGAGTTTGTTGCTAAATGAAAAGCAAACAGAAAATTTGTAACAGGTGTAACAATTTAAGTTACATATGGAAGAATGATAAGGGCAGTAGATATTGTAAAAGCTGTTGGCAGATTATCAGTATGTCTGATAAAAAACCTACGGTCAAAAAACAAAAACCTATTGCTCATCGTTCTTCTAAAAGATCTGCACAGGAAAGAGAATACATGAAACTTAGAAATAAGTTTCTTGTTTCTCATCCTTTATGTCAAGCTAAGATATCTGGTGTATGCAAAGTTCATTCTACTGATGTCCACCACATGAAAGGTAGGATAGCAAACTTACTTACAGATGAAAAATATTTTCTTAGTGTTTGTAGACCTTGTCATAATTGGATAGAAACACATCCTAAAGAGGCTAAAGAATTAGGCTTTTCTGTTACAAGAATCTAATATTATATTATATTATATTAAGTAGAAATAAAAATATTAAAGATGAGTAAAAAGAAAGCTTATTTAGTGGATGTTACGCTTCAAGTTAGAGTAGTTGTAAAAGAACATATTGATCCTAATATGGATGACGAGTTTGATGAAGCTGTTTATAAAGTTATTAAAGAAAGGTTAGAAGAAGAAAGGTTAAAGTATGTATCAGAAAACATAACAGACTTTGATGAAGATGAAATCTGTCCTTATAATCCAAAATATGATGAATAACTATAAAAAATACAGTAAAAGATCAACCATAGCATTAAGCATAGCTATTTTGGCAATAGCTTTAAATTTATTAAATTTACTAATTACGATTTTAATTAAATAATACTTATTTATGTTTAAAAAAATTACAGTTATTGTGAGTGATCCTGGAGATGAACAAACAGGTACAAGTATTGTCAAAGTTTTACCGTCTTATGAAATCGGTTAAGGTTGTAAAGGCACATAAGAACTATGATGAACAGTGGATGTTAGAAGACGGGAATGCTTTAACATCTGCTGCAGGTTTTGTTATAGAAAATTACGTAGATGATTGGCCAGATGTAGCAATTGCATATGCTGATTATCCATTTCCTGATAATGTATCTAAATTAGTTTTTGATAAAACTTTTATGTCTAATAAGCAATTAGTTTATTCTTATAAGTACGACATAAAAGTTGGGCGTAAGTCTAAACAATTAAAAGTATTTTTCGGTGAAGATTTGTTAAAGTATTTACCTACAAAACTTCCTGATAATATTTATTTCAAAATATTTAAAATTTAAAATGATGGATACCAGAAGTGAAATTCAAATAGCTGCGTTGAAAGCTATTGGACGTTCACGTAAATCCGGTATAGAAGTATCAATGGGTGTAGGTAAAACTTTAATAGGTCTACAACACATGTCTTCTATCTATACAGACATAAGAAAGTATCTTGTTGTTGCACCTAAGAAAAGTATATTCACATCATGGATAGATGATATGGGTAAATTCAACATGACTCACTTGATACCTCATATTACATTTACAACATACAGGTCTTTACCTAAACATGATTTAGATTATGATGTTGTTTATTTGGATGAGTGTCATTCATTAAAAGAAACTCATGCACCCTGGTTAAAGGCTTATGAGAAAAATGGAGGTTGTATAGTAGGACTTACGGGAACATACCCTAATAAAGTATCAACAGAAAAAGGTAAGATGTGTAATTATTTCTGTCCTAAAGTATTTGAATACAAAACTGATAATGCAGTTGGTGATAAGATACTTAATGATTATGAAGTAATCATACACAGATTAAAACTTAATCATATTCCTACGTTAGAAAGAGAAGGTAAGTATGGTAAGTATAAGACATCAGAAGTTAAAGAGTATAACTACTGGACTAATAAATTAGAACATGCTAATGATCCTAAGTCTTTACAAATATGTAGAATACAAAGGATGAAAGCACTGCAAAGTTTTAAAAGTAAACAAGACTATGTGATGAAGCTGTTAGGTAACACTACAGATAAAACTATTGTCTTTGCTAATACTAAAAAACAAGCAGATGAAATTTGTGAGTACAGTTATCACTCTAGTAACTCTGAGTCTGATAATAATCTTAAAATGTTTAAGAACGGTGATGTACTTGAGCTGAGTGCAGTAGAACAGTTAAGTGAGGGTGTTACTATACCTAATTTAAAAGTAGGTATTATAATGCATGCTTATGCTAATAACCGTAAAGCTGCTCAGAAGATTGGTAGATTACTTAGACTTAATCCTGATGATAAATCTACAATACATATACTATGTTATGTTGATACTGTAGATATTGATTGGGTTACTAGTGCTCTTAAAGATTTTGATCAAAACAAAATTAGTTGGAAATAGCGTAGGAGAAATCCTGCGCTTTTAAATTTTATATTATGCCTATAACAGTATTACAGTTAAAAGAGAATGGTCTTTTGCTAGCATTTGAAACTATTAATAATCAAATTGATTTTAAGAATAAAGAATTGCTTAAGGAAGAAGGATTAGAAGAAGATGATTTAGTAATTGCTAAGTATCTAGTAGATGAAAAAATGCGTCCTGTAAGTGATAAGAAATATTCTGTAGCTAAATCTACAGAAGAAGAATTTCATACTGAACTCAGAGTTCAAGCTGCTGAGAAAAAACATTTGATAACTTCACATTCTACAGATGCTGAATGGAACCCTGAAGGATACATTAAAAATTTAAATGATTAATTATGGGAGCTATATCAGTAGATGTAACAGGTAGAGGTTACTCAATGAAAGAAGCATTTAATATTTTAAGTGATGAAGCAAAAGAAGAAACCGGATCAGATTACTACTCTGGAGGTATCAATAATTGCATACTGCGTGGTGATATTTCTCATATGGCTAGTGGCAAAACTGATATAAAAGCAGTTGAATATGCCGCTAACAAAGCTGATAAAGGAGAAGTATTTGGGTGGTGTGTTAAGAAACCTGTACAGAATAGTAATAAAACAAAAAGTAAAGTGACTAGAAATCCTAATAAAGGAACTAGAGTCTGGAAGACAGTATATGTAGCTAAAGAAAAATGGAATGATAAAGTTTATGCTGAGGCAGGAACTTTACAAGCATGTATTGATAAGGCAAGAAAACTTGTAGAGAAAGATCCTAATCTTTATTTAGAAGTTAAATTAGAAAAGAAATTAGTTAAAGGAGATTTATTGTGTGCTAGTGTTAGCTACAAAAAATCTACTAATCAAAAACCTGGTGTGTATAGATTTGTCGGTTTAGCACCTTATTAAAATTTATAAGATGAGTATTGAGAAAGATATTAATTATCAGGAAGGTTACTGGTCTGCAGAATCAGTAGCTAAACATATTGAAAGAACTACTTACAAGGATATTGAAACAGCTATTGCAGTTAAACAAAAAGTAATAGATAATTTTGAAGAACAATTTGGTTATACTAAAGAGAACTTCAATAATGATTCTAACTATAGTTATAACTACGGTATGCTTGTAAGACTTAAAGAAGAATCTGAAAAATAAATCTATGTTATTCTCATAGAGCTAGTCTATGCATCCACATTAAAGTTGCTGTTTTCATGTGTGGATGCGGGACTAGCATTTTAAAAATTAAATTATGTCAGCAGAAGTAAACAAGTGTGTAATTTGTGATAAGATTTATTACGGTTATGGTAATAATGCTAGACCTTTAAAAGAGGGTAGATGTTGTGATCCTTGTAATAAACTTGTTATTGCAGAAAGAATTCAGAGATTGTATTCTGATCATCACATGCAAGAGCTTATGAAGAAGTATAATAATGGGGATTTTGATAATGATGTAACAAGAAGTTAGTTTATTTTCGTATATTATAATATGAAAACAATAACAGCAGTTATAGAAATTAAAGTGGATGATAAGAATATACAAGACTTATATCCTAATTTTTATGAACACTTTGCTGATGTTGATGATTTCATTGAAGCAGTATATGAATCGGTACAATCAGAGTCTGATAACTCCCTACATGAGTTAGGATATTCTGTAAAGATAATACCTAACGCAACACTTCTTCCTATTACATACAGTAATAATTAGATTATGCAAGATAACATATTAAACATCTCATTTGTAAAAGTGGGTAATAATTTAACGCCTACTAGTGAGGCAGAAAAATTATTATTTAAAGAGTTTGTAAATAACTTAGCAGAAGGACAAGTTGTTAAGTTTTTCTTGGAAGCAGATGATGCTTCACAAAGTAAAAAGCAGCTAGCTAAAATACATGTATGTATAAGAAAGCTAGCTACTGAAATGGGTTATACCTTTGAAGAAATGAAGTTAGAGATTAAACGTAAAGCTGGACTAGCATATGGTGATTTAAATACTAGTGACGGCTACGTAAAATCCTTTGCTGATTGTTCTAATGATGAAATCAGTTTAGTGTTTGAAGCTTTAAATGAAGCAGGAGCACTAGTTAATCTTCAGTTTTAGAATCTTCTTCATCATCTTCTTCATCATCCATTTGATCTTCAGGAGTAACTGTAATTTCTTCTTGGGTGATGTAACCTTTTTGATTAAACTTTTCTTCAATACCATGTAGTAAAGTAAAAAGAGTGTCTAGATCATATGCTTTAACATCTAAGTGAGATGTACGATCTTTAATCATAGTCATTGCTTTATCAGCTTCTTGTTCAGAAAACGTAGTAAGATGACGCAAGACAAAGTTTGACAAGCGTTCATAAAAGGCACCGCTAAGTTCAATAGATACTACTTTGTCTTTTGGTATATACGCTACATTAAATTTTTTTTGTTCCATAATTCAAATATAATAAATTTATGAGAATATCAGACATACAACAAAAATTATATGAAAGGCTTAAGCCATCAGGATGGGGAGATAAACTAAAAATGTTTATTCTTAGCCATGAGTTTGAAACAATACTTACATACTTATGGAATGAATCTGTAGATGGTAATAAATTCACACCTGTTATTAAAGATATTTTTAGAGCCTTTGAAGAATGTCCTTATAATGACCTACGTGTTGTTTTTGTAGGACAAGACCCATACCCTCAAGCAAATGTAGCTGATGGTATATCATTTAGTTGTAGTAAAACAGAAAAAGAACAACCTTCTTTGCGTTATATATTTGATGAGATAGAAAGAACAGTATATGATCCTTCTAAACCTCAAGCAGATGATGTAATTAAAAGAGAAGATTATGATCCAGATCTTAAGAGATGGAGTAATCAGGGTATCTTAATGTTAAATACTGCAATGACTTGTCAGATAGGTAAGATAGGTTCTCATATTGATTTATGGAAACCGTTTATCAATTACTTATTTGATACACTGAATAATTCTAACACTGGTATTGTTTATGTATTCTTGGGTAAGAAATCACAAGAGCATGCTAAATTAATATCAAAGAATAATTATAAGTTTTTTGCTGTACATCCTGCAGCTGCTGCCTATAAAGGTGGTAAATGGGATAGTGCTAATTTATTTAATCAAATAAACGTAGTAGTTGAGAAACTATACGGAGATAAAATTATCTGGTAATGGAAAAGAATGAAGATAAAATGCTAAAGCTTAATGAGAAATTAAGCCAATTGCAAAAGCTATCCGGTGATCAGAAAAGTAATTTAGAATCTATGATTTCTAGTAATGATACAGAAAGTAAATTACTTGCTGAAGAAATCTTAAATCTTAAAATAGAGGAGGCTTTGTATAAAGATCTTAATGAAGGACAGCTTAAGGCTTTTATTGAGATTGTAAACTACGTAAAAGATGTTGACTCTGAAGATGTTGATGGATTAATACTTAAAGGTTATGCTGGTACAGGTAAAACTTTTGTTATCACAAGAGTTATTGAATATATAATGACTGCGTATCCTAAAAGAAAAATTGCTATTACAGCCCCTACTAATAAAGCAGTAAGTGTACTGTATAAAAACAGTAAGAATAATCAAGGTGTTTTCTATGATGAAACTCAAGTTGATTCAAAACAAAAACTTGTTTATTCTACAATACATAAACTACTAGGGTTAAAAGAAATTATCACAGAAAATGGTGATCAATTATTTCTTACAGGAGAATCCCCTACGTTAACAGGATTCAAATATGTTATAGTAGATGAAGTATCAATGCTTGATGATAAGTTATTGAAAGACTTAATGGATTTCAAAGACAAGATTAAGTTTATCTTTCTAGGAGATCCTGCTCAAATACCGCCTGTTAAGAAAACAGATTGTATGCCGTTTAGAAATGATTGCATATACAGCTTTAAACATTTGATCTTAGATCAGATAATGAGGCAGAAAGGTGATAACCCTATTGTAGATATAAGTATTAATGTTAGAGAAAACTTAGGATTAAAAACTCCTAACCCCGGTCTTAAAACTAAATTACTTGGTGATAAGAAAGGACCTGGAGTTATTGTGTTAGATAATAATACAAATAAAGATTCTATAGCAAAAGTACTAAGACATCATTTTACAAGTTCTGAGTTTGATACCGATCCTGATCATATGAAAGTAATTGCTTGGACTAACTCTACAGTTAAACAAGTAAATGAAATTGTAAGGCGTATGAGATTTGGTAAAAGCGGTAATACACATCTTGATAGATTTATTGTAGGTGATAAGATTATTGCTAGCAAAGCTTTGTTTGACAGATCTGAATATGAATCATTTAAATACGGTGTAACTACATCTTATGATGTTATATTTACTACCTCAACAGAGTTTGAAGTAGAAGATGTTCAGGTTCATAATGAAGACTTTGATGAGTATAAGAATGATGTGTTGTTATGCAGTATCAGGCTTAAAGTATATTCTTTAAAAGTTAAATACTATTCTTTAGAAAGTGAAAGTTATAGAACAAGTATATTGACTGTTATCCATGAAGACTCTTTGGAAGATTACAATAAGCTTTTAGATAAAATTAAATCAGAAGCTTTACGTAGTAAGAATAAAAAGAAGTGGGTTCTGTATTATAACATACTTAAATGGGATGCTGATATAGCTTATAACTATGCTATCACTGCACATAAATCTCAAGGATCTACCTATGGAAATGTTATGGTATTAGATAATGATATAGATATGAACAACAAAGTCGTAGAGAGAAACAGGATACGTTATACTGCTTACACAAGAGCAAGTAAAAGATTATTTATTGTTAATTAATTATGGTAAAAACTGTTACTAGAAAAAGTATGCTGATAAGACCAAGCGGGAGAAGTACAGATTTTATTTCTCCTAGCTTTGGTCACGGCTGTTTATACAATTGTAGCTATTGCTACATGAAAAGACATAAGCCGAAAGGTTTAGATATTGCAGATGATAAGAGTGTAACAGACATTCTTACAGAGATAAACTCTCATGTTTATTTTGATACTTCTGTAGAGAAACCTAATCAAACACATGAGAAGTATATTACATATGACATAAGTTGTAATGAAGACTTTGCACTACATGCTAAGCACCATGATTGGAAAAGAATATTTACATTCTTTAGAGATCATGAGTTAGCAATGGGAAGCTTTGCTACTAAGTATGTAAATAAGAACCTGTTGGATTTTAATCCTGAAGGTAAAATTAGAATTAGATTCAGCTTGATGCCTGAGAATATCAGACAGATATTAGAACCTAATACTAGCACTATAGAAGAGAGATTAGATGCTGTAAGATTATTTCAGAAAGCAGGTTATGATGTTCATCTTAACTTCAGTCCTGTAATTTACTATGATAAGTGGTTACAAGATTATGAAGAATTGTTCTACCAAGTTCTGAATGTAGCTATAAGAGATCATTGGGATTTAGGTAATCCTGTAAAAGCTGAAGTAATCTTTCTTACTCACAATGAAGGTAAGCACCAGTATAACTTAGATAATAATTTACCTGGTGAAGATCTGTTATGGAAACCTCACTTACAAGAGAGTAAAGTATCTCAGTATGGAGGAGAAAATATAAGGTATGCTGTTACATTTAAATCTCAATGGATTAATGAATGGAGAGCATTGCATAACAGGGTAATACCCTGGAACACAATACGTTACATATTTTAAGTTATGACTAAGATAAAGATAGAATGTGAGATAGAATTTGATGAAGAGATGTGGTATAGTCATGATGATGAAGAAGAACTTGAGTGGTTTAAATCTGTATTGAATGACAAAAAAAATACAACAGTAATATTGCACTCAAATGATATAGGTGATGCCATAGGACAGACAGCTAATTTTAAATGGAAACTATTAAAACAAAACAAAGATGAGTGAAGAATTAACAGAAAAAGAAAAGTTTATAAAAAAGTTAAACTTTTTATTAGAGATGTCTACAGCATATAAAGATGAAAATGAAGATGACTACTTTAATCTTTTAAATGAAGAACTAGTACCATTTATGCTAGATTATACTGATTATTATGATGATGAAAGATTAATTTAAAGCAAAGATGAGTAAAGTAGAAAAATTTAAAAAGAAGGCAGAAGGTATATTAGAAAAATTAGAGGATCATATTCAAACAATGCCTCAAAAAGGAGATAAATCAACAGATTGTCAAAGAGTATATCTTCAACAACAAATTAATGAAGTATATTATGCTATCAATGGGATTACAGAAGAAGATTTAAAACAAAACAAAGATGAGTAACAATAGACACATATGGGAGGGGTGGACTGTTCAAGATTTTATAGATGAGTTAGAAATAACTTTTCCTTATCAGACATTTCATACTTTTGAAGATGTAAGAGAGTGGTGCAAATCAGAGCAACCTTATTATAAGAAACATATACCAGAAGTATATAATCATTTTATAAAAAAAGTTAATTTTAAAGTGGTATAAAGATGAATTTAAAAGATAAAATACAAAGTTTTTATTTTCCTAGTAATAAAATATCAGAAGAATGTTATTCTGTATTAAGAGGAAGTACATATGGTCAATTTAAATATGAAGGTGTAGAAAACTTAATCTCAGAGTTTAAAGAATACTTTGATAATCCTAATGCTATATTTTATGATTTAGGATGTGGTCCAGGACATTTAGTATTTCACATTGCTCTTGCTACTAATGTAGAGAAAGCATACGGAGTTGAGTTTGAACCTAAGAGATTTAAGTTAGCTGAAGATAATCTGAAAGATAACCCTGACATAAAAAATGTAGAGTTTATTTTAGAGGACTTTACAAAGATAGACTTATCAAATGCTACCATTGTTTACATTGACAATGCTGTCATAGAAAACAGCGTAGCTCAAAAAGTATTTGATAATCTTCCTACAGGATGTTTAGTAATAAGTGTAAGAACAATTGATAAATTAAATTCTAAAAGAACAAAAAAACATATGTTTAGAAATTACACTTCATTACCAGTTTATTATACAATAAAAGTTAATTAGTATGAAAGTACCAAATGAAGACTATAAAAAATTATTATTAGCCTTGATACATACCCAACTTCAGTTAGAAGTTATGGATGAAGTTAAAGGAACAACTGTATATAGACATGATCTTAAATTTCATTTAAATAAACTTGAGAAAGAGTTTGAAAAAATGTTAGAAGGACCCTTTGTTAAAATTTATAATCAAGAGGAACAAAACTTTAGAAAGATGATTAAACACATTAGTTACATAACTGAATGGATTTCAGAATCATCTTTTGAAAAAATACTAACATTAGGACAAGCACTTAAAAATAATGATATTGCTTTTGGTGATGACTCACCAGAAGAAGAACCGGATTGTAAACATGAGAATGCAAAATTGTTTCAATCAGGATATAAACAATGTCAAGACTGTAAATGGATTTGGAAAGATTAAACTAAAAGTTATGAGTGTACACAATTTTAAAGATCATGAAATGCATCCTTATACGGATGAAATAAAAGCAATCCCTCTTACAAGATGGGAAGACATACCTGATATAGATGATAAAGAAAAGTATAACTGGATCATGATGGGTAAAGATAAGTACGGAAGATCTATGTACTGTACTAAAACAGGTATCAGAAGAAGTACTACTATGGGTGAGTTTTATGGTAGTGCAACAGTAGATTAGGTATGTCAAAAATATTTGTGATAAATAAACCCTTTAAAACTTTTTAATATGTTAGTTTATAATTTTGCAATGTACACATTGCTATTAAGTTATAACCCATGTGATGTGTTCACACATTTTGGTGTAACAGAAATGCATGGATTAAACCTTGCTGATTGCACAGCACATAACAATACCAAAGACTCTGCTTATATAGCTGGTTGGTGTAATTATATACCAAAAGAATCAGGTGAATACGGTAAAGAAGATAAAATGTTTATCTACATAAACCTATCAAGATGTACAGATGATATTCATACAATGGGATTAGTAATGCATGAATGTATGCATATGGCTGGTATCATATATGATGGTTGTTGGGATTCACATGAGGAAGAAATGATAACGTGGGCAGAAAGTGAAGCATACAGTATTGTGAATAAAATAAAATTAGTAACCCCTTAATGAAATTAGTAAATCATAAGATAGAAACTTGGGATACTATGACATTTGAAGGATGGTGGGCTTACATGTATGCTATCCTTCTTATACATGATCTGAAAGATACTCACTATATTTGCAAAGATTCTGATGGACAGAGTTGGTTAAAACTAAAAAAATGAAAAGAGTAGTAGTATTATTAAGTATTGTAAGTTTATTATTTGTAGCGTGTAACCCTTATAGATACGGTACACCTAGTGTAATGCCTACAGGTAAAGGTGAATTAAAGAAAAAACAAATAAAAAGAGATTTAAGTAATTAATTATGTTTTGTATTAAGTGTGGTAACGCTGCTACTGGAGCATTTAGACCTGATTTAGATGTAACAGGTATTGGATATTGTGATGAACATGTAGAAGAGATAAGACTTGATCTGCTTGTTGCACAATTTGATAAAAAAGGTTGGGATAAGTTTGAAAAGAAATACTTTAAAAAAGATGGAAAACGTAAATAAACCTAAACAATATCAAATAGGTATTGATACTTTTGATAGAGCAGAAGCTAATATGACTAATGAAGAATTATTAGCTTGTGTAAGATTTAATATTGATAAGTACAACTGGCGTAAGAAAGGTCAGGACAAAGAAGATTTTGAAAAGATTATTGCATATGCTCAATGGGCACTAAAACAATTAAATGATGGAGAAGATTAAAGTTAAAACAGTTAACGGTGATACTACTGTCTACGTGGTAAAAGAACAAAGTAATGGATTACTAGTATGTAAAAAGAAACCCACTAAGAAAGGTGCTGTTGGTGTGTTTCATGTTACACAAAATGATATTGTATAAAGCTCAATTCACGGTGCTTACTATCATCACACACGCAACACTTCATCACAACAGCATTAACAAGACAGTAGCTACTAGAGATGACACCCAACCTATTTTAGTTAATTTTAATTTAGATTGAGTTTCTTCTAAATCAGTTGTAACTTGTTTAAGTTGTTTCTTGTTTACACTTATTATAGAGTCTTTATATGTTACAATGTCTTTGTAACTTACTATTGTGGAATCTTGTAAGAGAATATCTTTATTTTTAAGAGCTATTATACTGTCTTTTACAGTAATTTGTTCTTCAGCAATCTGATAAAGACTATAACACTCATTAGCATATACTAATTTGCCTGCAATACGTTTAAGCTCAGATTTTGTATAACAAGTTACACTATCACCAGTTTGCCCGTATAATGCTGTCAAGTTTAGTATTAGAAGCGTTGTTGATATTAATATAGATTTTTTCATACTTAATTTTAACTTTTTGTTTTAATTTTAAAAGACTATCATTTACATTAGATAAAAAGACAAGCTCTTTTTGTAAAGCTTGTCTTTGAACTGAATAGTTTTCAATTAGAGAATCTTTGTAAGCAATAGAGTCTTCATATTTTAATAATTGTTTGTTAAAATCTGCTCTAGCATGTGTAGCTACTTTGTTTTTAGTAATAAATACAGAAAAAACTAAGATTATAACAAAAAAAATAAAAAGATTACTTTTGCTCACCTGATCCTTTTTTAAATGATTTAACAACTGATGCACCTAGCATAGTACCACTAAAAATTAACATGGAATCAAACATATGATTATTAATATCATAAAAATGAAACCCGTCAACTAAAAAACCTAAGAAAGCTAATGCTGCTGCAAATACACCAACGGCTTTTTTAGAAGAAAATTTTCCTTCTTCTAAAGATTCTGTAAAAATGTCTTTAAAAAACTTCATAATAAATGTGTTATAATTGTAGTACAATATTAATATTAATAATTTAAATATAAAAATATGCCTCATTACAGACCTAAAATAGATAAAAATAAAATCAAGCAGTTAGAACATTATAAGTTTAATTTAGCTTTGTATATGGAAAGTTCTGAATTTAAATACAAGTTAAATGGGGAACAACAAAATAAACTTTTACATGAATTACAATATATAGGAATCGCAATTCAAATTGCAAAAGATGTATTTAATTTGAGTGGTAGAGAAAAACCAATTGTAGGATGGGAAGTTTATAATAAAGAAGATATAAAAAATGGTTATACTAAAATATACCACTTTTCTTCTGCGGCATTAGCTTCTCAAATACTAAATTTAAACCCTTCTAAAGTTACTGCTGTTTGTAAAGGACATAGAGGTTCAACAGGAGGATGGTTATTTAAGTATTTAAATGAATATCTTGAAGAAGATGAAGTTGTAGGAATGCAATCTGATTTACCGTTTTATGAAATTATAAAAAGATAAAATATGGAAAAACAAATTTTAAAACCGTTAGACTTATTTAATGAAATAGTTTCAAACGGATTATCACCTAACCAGTATTATATGTTATTATGCATAAAGAATTCTATTTTAAGTTCTAATATTAATGTTGGAGTTGAAATGAGAATATTATCTAATAACAATTGGGTAGAGGATAGTCCTGCTAAGCTTACACAAAAAAGTATTGACTTGATTGACTACATAGAAAATCAATTTAATATACAGGAGCAAGAAAAAACTAAAAAGAAAAATATTCTAGATGAAGAAATGATTCTGCAGTTTGTGGAATTAGGTCCTATGGGTAAGCTAGGTTCAGGAAGACCGTGGAAATCATCACCTGCTAATTTAAAGAAAGTATTTACTTGGTTCTTTAGAAATTATAAATATTCTTGGGATGTAATATTAAAAGCAACAGCTATGTATATAAATGAAAGTGAGAAAGATAATCACAAGTATACACAGCAGTCACACTATTTTGTTAGAAAAAATGATTATAGCAAATTAGCAGACTATTGTGAGAATATCCTACATGATAATTTTAATGATTTTAAAGAGTCACATGATGAAAAAGTAGTATGACAAAATCAATTCATAAATTTATTATATCTTTTAGTTTCTCATATTTACTTTACATTATTATTAATAAATTTGTGTTTGAAATTTCATTTATAACTTTTATATGTTTAGAAATTTTATTGATTTTTAAACAAGTTTTAAGTATATTTGTAAGTAAGAATTCTACTTAGAATACAAATCAAACATAAATTTAATAATGGCAAAATGGAAAAGTCACAAACAGGCTTATAGTGAAGCTCTTCGCTATATTTGGAATAGACAGCAAGGTACAATAACAAGTTTTAAAACACCTTGGCCTAAAGTAAATGATGCAGGAATTAACGGATTTGAATGGAACTCTCTTGTAGTTATAGGAGGGAGACCTGGTACAGGTAAAACGCTAATTAAAGATCAGATGATTAGAGAAGCTTATACGCATAATAAAGGACACAATATTAATGTGCTAGAGTTTTCTTTTGAGATGATTGGTAGAGTCAGTAAACAAAGAGAATTTTCATCTGTTATTGGTAAATCATATAAATATATATGTAGTGCTGATGATAATGATAAAATTACTGATGCAGAAATTGCTAAATTACAAGCTTATGCTAAACAAGTTACTTCAATAAAAAACTTTCCTGTTGATATTGTAGAAACACCTTGTTCAGTTAATGAGTTTATAGCAACTGTAAAAAAGTATATGGATACAAATGCTATTGAGGATCCTAATACTGGTATGAAAACATATATAAATACAGTAATTACTATTGACCATTCTTATTTATTTAAAACAGAAGGCAATGAAAGTAAGACTGATATGTTATATAATTTAGGTGAAGCTTTAACAGCTTTAAAGAGAGCATTTCCTATATGTTTTATTGTATTATCGCAATTAGGTAGACATGTAGAAACACCAGAAAGAAATGAAGATGGTAAGTATGGTAACTATATACTTGAAACTGATATCTTAGGTGGTGATGCATTAATGCAACATGCAGATCTTGTAATAGGTGTTAATAGACCAGGTAAGAGAAATATTAAGCACTATGGTCCTTCAAGATACCCTATTGCAGATTCTAATGTATTAGTATTTCATTTTATTAAAGTGAGAAATGGTGACACAAGATTTAGTTTCTTTGAAGCTAAGTTTGATCAAATGAGGGTTGATGAAATGGCTACACCACAAGCTAATACAGGTAAATTAAGTATTAATATTTAAAATCAATTTTATGATAAAAACAGTTAATTACTTTCCTGAATTGTCAGCTAAACTTGATAAGCTAGACAAAAGAGGTAAGGTAAATTTACTTTTAGAAAAACACAAAGATTTAATTGAAAAAGAAGGAATTAATGGTCCTGTTAAATTTATTCCTAGAATGGCTTACTTCTATGAAGGTGAAAAAATTATCAGCCTTTATCCTTCAGAATTAAATGGTGGAGAAAATATTTATATAGAGTTTGTAAGTAAAGAATATCATCCTGAAGATGAAAATAGAAAACTTTACAAATGGATTTTTAATGCAGATTATGAAGTTGAATATAAAACTTCTGAACCGCATCCTGTTACAGGAGATAAAAGGTATATAATACCTGTTGATGAACTTATTGATGTTGCTGAATTACATAAAGAGATTAAATTAAATACAGCACCTTTTGATGACTTTGATGCAGAACCTGCTGCAGGTACGGATGTGCCATATGCTGATATGACTTTAAGAGATTATGCAGCAATACAATTGAAAACTCCTTGTAGCAACAAGAAGTGGTTGAATGAAATTATAAATAAAACAAAGTAGAATGGCTGAAAAAACAAAAGAAAGCGGAGGTATTGTTTTACCTATGCAAAAAGTTAAGGCTGAATCGCAAAGTCCTAGCAATTTGATTATCTTTTCAAAACCCAAAGTTGGTAAGACTTCTTTATTAGCAGAGCTAGAAGGATGTCTTATTATAGATTTAGAAGGTGGTACTAAACATTTTGATGCAGTTAAATTAAATGCTACATCAGTTGAAGAGATAGTTGCTATTGGTAAAGAAATTATCAAAGCTGGAAAACCCTACAAGTATATTGCTTTAGATACTATTACAGCACTTGAAGAAATGTGTGTACCATATGCTGAGAAATTATATTCTCAAAAACCTATGGGTAAAGCTTGGTTTAAGAAAGGAGCTGATGGAAAACTAGCATCTGATAGCGGTAAAGTACAATATGGTAATATTTTAAATTTACCTAATGGTGCAGGTTATTCTTACTTAAGAGAAGCAATGACTAAAATTATTGAATATGTTAAAACATTAGCTCCTAGAATAATTCTAGTTGGTCACATTAAAGACACATTATTAGAAAAAGCAGGTGCAGAATTTACATCTTCAGACCTTGATTTAACAGGTAAAATAAAAAGAATTATTTCATCTCAATCAGATGCAATTGGATATTTATATAGAAAAGGTAATAAAAATATCCTTAGCTTTGCAACTTCTGATTCAATATCATGTGGTGCAAGACCTCCACATTTACGTAATGCAGAAATTGTTGTAAGTGAATTAACAGATGACGGATTTGTAACAAACTGGGATAAAGTATATATTGATTAATTAAAAATTTAAAATTTAAAAAGCTATGGCATTAAAGACAAAAGAAATCGCAGAGAAAAAATCAAGTGGAAATTTAGCAAAAGTTATCTTTCCTGGACAACATAAAGTAAAATTAAACAACTTAGAGTTAAAAAGATTTAACTTTATGGAATCTGAAGGTGGTTATTACTTAATCATGAATATTGAAACAGAACCTATTGAAGGGTTTGAAGGTTTCTTTATTGATCCTAATGATGAATCTAAAGGTAGATATGAAGGTCAAGTAGGTCAAGTAAAAACTAATAAGTATTTTTATAAAGATAATACTTTACCATCGGGAGTTCAGATTAGTAGAGATGAAGAAATCATTAAACAAATTAAAAACATTTGTGTTGAAACAGATTGTTTAGATTGGTTAGTAAAGGCTGATGGTAAATTTGATACAATTGAAGATTTAGTTGAAGGGTTTAACAAAGCTAAACCTTTTGCTGATAAGTATATGAATATGACTATTGGTGGTAAAGAGTATTTGAATAAACAAAATCATTATAACTATGATTTATTCTTACCTAAATACAAAAAAGGATTTACGTTATATGAATCTGCTACTAAAGAGAAAAGTAACTTACTTCCTTTTAATGAAGAAGATCATGTACAAAGAGCTGAAAAATCAGATGTAGGAGGTTTCTCTGGTAACGGTAATACATTATCTGATTTACCAACATCTGCTGAAATGCCTTTTGATACAGATGACACTATGCCTGATTTTGAATTATAAATAATTTGATTTCATAAATCTAATTAAGGGGAGATTTAACTCCCCTTTTTAGGTTATAATATTTACATTATGTTAAAGACTAATATTATAACTTCTATAAATGAAGTACCTGCTGAATGGGTATTCAATAACTATTTAAGTTTGCCAGAAATACTAAATGGCCAAGATGTAAAAATTAAATCTATATTTAATCCTAAAGACACTAATCCTTCATTTTATGTATTCTATTCAACAGAAAAAAATACATACTTGTTTAGAGATTTCTCTACAGGATTAAGTGGTAACGGTGTTGAATTAGTTAAGCAACTGTATAAGTTAGAAAACAATTGGATTGCAATGCAAAAAATATTGCAAGACTATAATAAGTATGTATCTACTCATGGTAAAGAAATCAATAATGATTTTCAAATACAAGAAAGATATAAAGTAAAATCATTTACAACAAGAAATTGGAACACGCTTGATGTAGAATTTTGGAGTAAATATAAAATTAGTTCTAATTTGCTAAGCAAGTATAATGTAATACCGTTAGAAGAGTTTACATTAACAAAACCTGATAATGAATTTCAAGTTAAGACACCAAGAATGTATGGTTACTTTAGAAAGGATGGTAGTTTATATAAAGTTTATCAACCAGGAAGAGAAAATAAATTCTTTAAAGTGGCTCCCTATATTCAAGGTGTAGATCAATTAACTTTTAAAGTACCGTATTTGGTAATCTGTAGTTCACTTAAAGACATGTTAGCATTTCTTACATTAAATATAAAAAATGCTGAAGTGATTGCTCCAGACAGTGAAAATATTATTCTGCCAGAAAGAATAATAAAAACATTAAAAGAAAAATATAATAAGATTGTTACTCTCTTTGATAATGATGAGGCTGGTTATAGATCAATGCAAGAGTATAAAAAAATGTATGATTTAGATTTTGTACATTTTAAATATGAAAAAGATTTAGCTGATTGTATAATGATACACGGTATCAATAATACAAGAGAGCTATTATATCCTGTATTAAAAGGTGTTATAAAAAAATGAGTTGGATTTATAATGGTGTTGTATTCACTGATGAAATGATTCCTGAAAATGCTATAGGTTTTGTATATGAAATGGAAGCTATAGTTGATGGAAAAGCTGTAAGATATATAGGTAAAAAGAATTTTTATTCTATAAGGAAAAAGAAATTTGGTAAGAAGGCCTTAGCCGCAATGACGGATAAAAGGTCTAAAAAGTATGAACTTGTTGTTAAAACAGATTATCATAATTATTACAGTAGTAATGATGTGCTGAAAGAAGCACATAAAAATAAAGTGTTAATTAAAAGAAACATACTTAAAATATGTTTTTCTAAAACTGAATTAACTTATTATGAAACTAAATATCAATTTGTTAATGAAGTATTAGAAAATGAAGATTACTTAAACGGTAATATTTTAGGTAAGTTTTATAAAATAAATGAAGATGTCAAAAAATAAAGAAAAAGATTTAGCTATCATGATGACTCTTTTACATAATGGTGTTAACTATGTAGGAATTACTTACAGTGGTGGAGGTGATGACGGTGCAATTGATGAAATATTTTTGTTTAATAAGTTAGATGAAGAATTTATTCAAACAGGTGAATTACCAAGTGATATATCATATAATAAAGAAGATTATCCTAATACAGTAACTGTTGATGATAAAGATTTTAATAACGATGCTATTGAAAATTTATTCTATCCACATTTAAATAATATTGAAGACTGGTGGAACAATGATGGAGGTTATGGTAGTGCAGTATTAGACTTACAAAGAATGATGTTAGAAATAGATAATCATACTTACTATACAGAAGTTCATGATCATCATAACTCAATAGAATTATAATGGCACATCCTTTTGATCACGCAAGATCCTCCGTAAGAAAATGGGGAGGAGCAGAATCAGATTATTTACCTATTCACAACTGGTTTGATGAAACTAAAGGTTGGATAGGGCACAGTAAACACAGAATGTTCCGTCATCATAGTGAAGGAATATTTGAAGCAGAAAGAGTTTTTGGTTTATATATCATTAACTCTGATGGTAAAAAAGTATATGTGCGTTACATAGGAGAACAACATGTAAAAGAAGATTGCTTTGGATATATTCCTACAGCAAAAGAATGGGTTGATAATATTAATGAACCTAAAGAGTGGATGTTAAGAACTTTAAAAATTGAAGACTAATGGAATTTACAAAAGATAAAATAAACAACTTAGTAAATATGTTAAATTCTGGTCCTGAAGATCAAAAATTAGGATTAGAAATTATTAATAATTCTGATATAAGAAATAATATTATTCCTTTATTATTAATATATAGAAAAGTAGTTCAAGTTTCTACATATGACTGGCGTGAACGTTGTCCAAAGTTTTATGAAGATATAATTCAAAAATTAAATACTTCTGGTATTTTAACTTATGCTGATATAAGCAAAATTATAAATAAGAAAACACCTATTGAGCATTTAGAATTATTCAGAGAAGATATAGAAGATTTCTTACATAGTTCAGCTAAAAAAGCAGGGTTTAATTTTATTGATAAACTATATGTTGATATTAATATTCAACAGTATTTAAAAGATATTAAATATGACAAAGATAGAGTCTCTAGCTAAAGCTAGTAAAGAACTTATGTTGAAGGAGCCGTTCTACGGTCTCCTTCTTATGTCACTTAATAAAGTATGGAATGAAAAAATTCCTACTGCAGGCGTATGTCTAAAAGGAATTAATTATGAATTAGCAATTAATTCTCAATTTTGGGATAGTTTACCTTTAGAACAAAAAGTAGGTGTTCTAAAACATGAGTTATTACATATAGGTTTCTTTCATTTAGTAAACTATGAAAAGTATGCTAATAAAAAGGTACTTAATATTGCAATGGATCTTGAAATTAATCAGTACATTGAAAGATCATGGTTGCCTCAAGACGGTATGTTTTTAGATACATTTCCTGAGCTTGAACTTGAACCTAGAATGGGTACAAGGTATTACTATGACAAACTGATGGAGAATCAGGAGTCAGAACAAGATCAGAATTT